TCGTCGTCTTCCTGCGCATTTTTTACGAGTAGCCATATTTATATATTATGTTAAGAAATTATTCAATATCGACATGTGTAAGGAAATGTCTGCGGCAACACATCTTTTTCATATTTAATTCATCTAATACTTCACCTTCAGGCGTTTTTTCGTGGAATTCTTTCGTTAAATAAATGACCTTGTCAAAATTAATGGAATCCTTATTGAAACCTTTTGCTAATTTCTTCTTACGTACTTCTTCGACGTAAAATCTGTATTTGTCGGCAATTACCATACCGCAAGTAAAACATTTAATTGGAATTATCATTTCTTATACTAAACTATTATATTATTCTTATATCTTTTTATTTTTAATTCAATTTTATTTTTTTTATTTAATTATATTATAATAATAATGGCGGGATTTCAGGCTGATGTAAACAAATATGAAAAATTAATAAAAAATGATTTGTTAAATCTTAATGGACAAAATAATAGAGTTGAAACAGCAATTCGGGCAGGTAACCCTCAATACAAAGCAAATGTTATGCTATGGATTGCTTGCGCGAGACCATATATACCTGTTGAGTATTGTGAAATGTTAATTGATAGGTTTCGTGCTGATCCAAATTATGTTGCGCCATTTGGAGCAAGACCTTCTTGTCTTATAGTAGCTAGTATTGCACCTATAGCAGAAAAGGTTGGTTTACTTTTGAGTAAAGGAGCAGATCCAGAATACACGACCGATGATACAACAACTCATATTAATGATACAGCACTATCAAAAGCAGTCGAAAGTAAACAATCACTGAATTGTAGAATATTAATGTTATTTGGAGCGGAACCGAATGTGGACCTTGGCGGAGGTAGGACACCTTTAAATATTGCGACTCAATTAGCAACAGAAGAGCCGGAAAATGAGGAAAGACAGCGTGTATTAGGAGCTTTACAAATGCCAAGATCTGAGACCACAACAACATTAATGTTATTTATAAATGACGCTATGGAATTAGGTTTTGATAATGATTTTGGTAATATAGAAGCTTTAAATGGATTCGCTGGACCAACTCCTGAACCAGAAGCCGAAGGTGGTTCGTCAAGAAAAAGAAGAAGAACTAAAAGGAGAAAAACTAATAAAAAACGAAGAACAAATAGGAGAAAATAAGTAAATTAATATATTATTTAATATTTTTTAAATATATAAAATATTATATGAGCAATCCACAAACATTTTATACAGTAGGAGGCGTTGATTTATCAAATATTTTTCTACCATTATCATTAGGTACACAATATCCAACTGCTACAGGATATACTGTAACTGGATATGGAGATTTGAATAATATTTTTGCGGCTTATACAGCAGGTGGACCTCAAGCGTTACAAACAGGTTACAAAGTCGGTCTAAGTGATTTAAATCTTATTTTTGCTCCTCTTATTTTTACAACATCAGCATCATATCAGTCATCTTACTCGGGAGGATATTATACAATTTTTTTACAGTCTTCAGGTGTTATTATATTTTATAATAATATATCTAGCTTACAGATTGTTGTAGTTGGTGGTGGAGGCGGAGGTGGGGCTAATAGGAAATCATCAACTGGTGGTAGTGGTAGTGGTAGTGGTGGTGGTGGGGGTGCTGGAGGAGGCGTGACTAATGCCAATATGAGCGTTACTGCAAATACTCCATATAATTTTACAATAGGTTATGGAGGAGGAGGAGGAGCGGGTGGATCAGAAGGTTATGGAGGAGCGGGTGGATCAAGCGTTTTTTTTGCATATCCTGCTGATGGCGGATTAGGTGGAAGTCCGTATCTTGGTGATACTTCTGGTGGCTCTGGTGGCTCTGGCGTTGGCGGGGGCGGTGGTGGTGGAAATGGAGGGTACTTTGATTTTGGTACTACTCCTTCGCAACCGGGTTCATCTGGTGCAAGTATTTCAATTGGATCTTCAAGTTATTTTTTTGGTGGAGGTGGGGCTGGTGGTAGTGCTAATGGACAAACAAATGCGGCTGCTACATATGGTGGTGCAGGCGGTGGTGGTGGTAGTGGCGGTGGTGGATTTGCGAATAATGATACGTCATGGACAAGCCCAACTGGCACTCCTAATTATCCAGTGGGATATAACACGCCTTCTAATAGTGGATGGGCATACACAGGTGGTGGTGGTGCTGGAGGAAATGGAAATAGTAGTGATAGTTATAGATCAGGTGGTAGTGGGGGTGCTGGAACAGTTGTATTGTATTTTCAATATTAATATTGAAAGTATAAAAAAATTTAAACATAATATAATAATCTTTAATATATTATGCTTTCAAAGATAACCGAATTCGCAAATAGTAACCAAACCCGTCTCGATTGGGACGAATATTTTATGTCTATTGCCGTGCTCGCGTCACAACGCAGTCCGTGTAAAAGGTTGAATGTCGGCTCTGTAATTGTAAAAAATAACCGTTTGATATCGATGGGTTACAATGGTTACATACCAGGAGCGCCACATATTAGCCGTGTTCAAGACAATCATGAACAATCGATTATTCACAGTGAAGTCAATGCCATTACCGATTGCGCGCGACGCGGCACCAGTTTAGAAGACGCTAAAATATATGTAACCCATTACCCGTGTATAAACTGTTTCAGGTCTATTGCCGCGTGTGGCATCAAAGAAATCCTATTTTTAAATGACTACCACAATAATCCAATTGTCCAAGAATTAGCAAACGACTCATCGATTGTAATCAAAAAACTTTAAGGACAGTTCGCACCGTAACATTGATTTTGGAAATAATATTTCGCAGTAGTTGTATTGCCATTGCTGTCTGAATTATATGTGGGACCATTAGCACCACCAGCTACACATTTGTTATTGGTAAAAACGCAGCAAGATGTTTCATTGCAATTTTTCTGAGTCAATCTTCCACAAGCAGTGTTTAAACTATTACTGGAACCTATATACAAATCGCAAAAAGCATTGGCGCCGCTTGCTAAATTCTGTGTGCCGGGTTGTATACCAAGTGTGCCGGGTTCCATACCAAGTGTGCCGGGTTGAAGTCCTTCAAAAAGTGATTTATTTTGTGATATACTATGGTCATTTAAATTAATACCCAAAATATTCATAAGAGCTAATATTAATAAAAAAATAATACCAATCTTTAGGATATATTTTATTTTTTCATCCATTTAATATAATAGGAGCAAATATATTTTATACATATAATTTATATGTCAAAAACGCGTAAAAACAGGAGCAGAAAGAATTTTTTGAAAAAAATAACGAACACAGGTAAAAAAGCTATTCCGGTATTAAAAACAGTCGGAAAGACTGCTAAAGTTGTAGCGGTTAAAGCGGCACCCATTGTTGAAAAGGGAGTATCTAATGTGTATGATACAATGGTAACGGGATATGATTTAGGTGTTAAAGGAGTCCAAAGTATTTCTTCCAAAAAGTCCAAAAGTAGACGCACTAAACGTCACTATAAACGTGGTTAAATAATATAAAATATAAATAAAATATACATATTTTATATGAGTTCATTTATTTCAAATTTAAATAGAAAATCAGAAAAATATGGTGATGTACATTTTATTTCTTTTTTTGGAGCTATTTTAGCCAGATTGGCATATTTGAATGATAATAAATTTTTGCAAAATTATAATTCTATATTTGGACCAGTCATTCAACCAAAGATACTGCAAGCTATAAATGGTGTTAATTCAAATAATTTACGTCTGCTATTAGACGACCAAACCTTATTTGGATTAAGTAGATGGCCAAATGATACTTTCAGAAATTTTGAATATCAATACAAAGGAAGAAATTATTTAGATGTTATTAAACTCAATATACCTCAAAATGTAAATATAATAAATGAAGAGACTGGAGGTAAGTTAGTTTATCCACTTCCAGGACAACCAACACCACCAGATGCTGTAAAATATATATCAGTTGGATGGTCTAATTATGGCGAAGTATATGTTGTTGCGGATAAGAGAATGCCTAATATGATATTTGTACTTTTTCGAGGAACTTATAGTGCTAAAACCGCAGCCCTTTATAGCAAACCTACATCAATTGTTCCTTTAACCGTATGTAATGATGCGGCAGGTAAACCCGAGCAATTTTTATATGGTATTTTTAAAGCGACCACTGAAATGATTCACACTATTATTGAAGCTATGCGAAGTTTAGCTATAGATTTTTTAGGTGCGACTCAACCAAATTCTGTTAAAGTTTTCACAACTGGACATTCGCTTGGTGGAGCAATGACTACCAATTTTGCTTACACGTGGATGGGAGTTAAAAAAACCCCTCCTTATAATAGCGCTCCATACAATGTTTTATCTGATAATATAGTTTGTATAAGTTTAGGTGCTCCTCGTTGTATGAGTAGTTCAGTAGCGCAGAAATTCTGTAAGCTTGTTTCTCAGGGAAAAATTTTATTTTTGAGAATAACAACAAATGGTGACCCTATTACAAGTGTACCACTAAAATTTGGGTATCAACATCCTTGTTCGGAAGATGATAAAATGCGTCAACAAATATCCGAAGCTTGCGCACCATCGACAAATATGATACCAACGCCAACTATTGATTATAACGGAAAAATAGATTGTTTAAATTATAAAGGCAGACAATATATACCGAATGGTTTTTCACACGCATTTTATTTATATATAAAATATCTTGGAGCAATAGACCCTGTAGATAATATGGTTAAGGGAATAGTAAGACAACGTGAGGTTTTGCGCACACCAGATGGTAGTACTGTATGTCGATTAATTATGGGACAAAACAGGAATTACAAGGCTATATTCTTTAATGTGAATAATGCGCGAGCAAAACCAAATAATCTTGATAATGCAATTGATGCTCAACTACAAACGCAAGTAGCAAAACCGGCAGCTGGGGGAGGATTTTTTGATTCTTTGTTTGGTTCAAATCCGACGCCACCACAGACACCAACACAAACGCCAATAGCAGTAGCAAAACCAGTACAAACGCAAGTACAAGCGGTAGCAATAGCAAAACCAGTACAAACACAAGTACCAGTAGCAGTAGCACAAACGCAAGTACCAGTAGCACAAGCGCAAGTACCAGTAGCACAAGCGCAAGTACCAGTAGCAAAAGCACAAGTAGTAGCACAAGGGACGCCACAAAAACAGATATTTGGCGGTCCTGTTGCCGAGGATATAAGAATGACCACTCAAGCATTCAATGCCTTAATTCAACAAATGGTTCCAATACAAGGTGATTTATGTCCTCAAAGTGGTAAAATGTTTAACCCATTTAATAACCAAGTAATGCCGGATTTAAGTTGTCCTGGTTTAAAGATTGGTGGTAAAAGTAAACTTAACACTCGTAAACTTAACACTCGTAAACTTAACACTCGTAAACTTAACACTCGTAAACTTAACACTCGTAAACTTAACACTCGTAAACTTAACACTCGTAGATATAAAAAACATAAATCTAAAAAAACATAGACAAAATAAATCGCGTAGGCGTTAAAGTTAAACTTCGTGTATTTGATAACCCTTTGTTGTTTTAACTCGCTTATGTTTTACATCTTTCTTATGAAAATCATTATGACAACCTTCACATAAAGTCATCAAATTAGCTAATTTGTTTTTATGAAACACATTATCTGCGCTTTCAATAATTCCATCATCATTCGCGTCGTTTTGATGTTGTAAATGATGTACTTCTGTTCCCATATTTTTACCACACTTTTCACAAAGACTCACAATCTTTTTAGAGTTATAATGAGAAGTTTTGAGAGAAAGCAAACTGGACGATTCTGGATTATACTTCATTCTTATATTATATGCCGCCTCCAAGAAATCATTTGGCAAGCTCAATGATTTACACACCTCTAAACCATATAAATTATTACCCGGTCCATCACGCAGTTTACGGTCATAAACCAATATATCTTTTTCTTTATCGTATACAACCGCCATGTGCTTCAAAGAAACACTTTTTAAATCCGTTATTTCCTCATAATTGACAATTTCGTGTAAATGTGTAGCAAATATAAAACTGCTACCACATTGATGTAGTTTTTGAATTCCGGCTACAAAAATACTAATAGCAGATGTATTTTCAGTCCCGGAACACAACTCGTCACCCAATATTAAACTATTAGCATCAGCAAGACGTAAAATGGTGCGCAATTCTGACATTTCGACGGCAAAAGTTGATAACCCTTTAAAAATATTATCATTGCCGAGAATACGTGTGAAAATATAATTATATGGGAAATAATCAAAAGAAGAACAAGGTACAAATAGTCCTGATTGGGCCATGATGAGAGAAATACCAAGTGCGCGAATTAAACTGGTTTTTCCAACCGCATTAGTACCATACAAAAGCAATCCATCATTTTTTCCATCTCCTAAAACAATGTCATTTGTAACATATAGCTCGTTGTTTTGCAGTTGTTCAATTAAACAATGACGTAAGTTTTTGGCGTCTATAAAAGACTTGTCTGTTTTGACAATGTGCGGTTTACAATAATTGTATTTTTTTGCGATGGTTGCTTTGGTATAGAGAATATCGACATATGTGATAAAATTAATAATCGACTCCAATTTTTGCTGATACATTTCAAAACTGGTAACAAATTTGTTAAAAACAAATAAAACCAAGTCTTTCATAGATGTTTTGATAGACGATATATTTTTACACAATCCGGTTATTTGATCATCGACAATAATATTGTTTGATGCTGATTGCTTTTCAAAGCTGAACTGGTTTTTCGATACTTTGAATTCGAATGATTTTTCAGTATTATCATTAATATATTTTAAATTAACAATAGAGCTTATCGCAGGCAACGCATCTGATAAAATCTTACATCTGCGAGACGTACAAAGAAGACTAAAATTATTCTTTTCGGTTTCGTGGATTTTGACATAATCAGTAGTTTTACTCTTTTTTTCTTTATTTTCGATTGTGAGACTTAAATATACGCGAATAGCCTCTAATTTTAATTCGGATTCTTTTAATGTATCGGTTTTTTTATCCAATTCTCCATCAACATTTCTCTCAATAAAGTTATTTTCAAAGTTATGTAATTGATCAATGTCTTTGGCCAATTCTAAAACCAAATTAGTTTTAATAAAAGAAGCGATTTCATCACAGTAATCCTTAACAGAGAGAATATTTTTTTCAAAAACAGCCAAATATTGCATTATTTGAGAGTCCGTGGAAACCTTCTCATATATTTTCGAAATCAATACAATATTGTTATAAAGAGTATAAAACGATTTAGGTGTGATTTTTTTTATAAATATTTGTCTTTCGTTTTTAGATATATCTTTAATACATGACAAGTTCGATTTTAAGAACCCACATGAAGTATCATCTGATAAATATGTGATAAAATACTCAGTAATATCGTATTCGCGTTGAAGGTTAGCTATATTTGTAGTAGGGTTTAAAAAATTATATGCAAACTTTCTTCGCCCCATTGGCGTCAAACAAATATTCAACATTTTCAAAACAGACGAATATTTGCCGTTGTATGTGCTATCATCAATAACGTTTAATTGTTTTAGAGAGTGATTTGCCAATATAAGTCTGTCAGAGCAATTTTCAAAAATGGGTTCGGCTATTTTATTGACAAGATGAGGATTGTGCTGATAAACAAAATCCAATAAATAACAAAATGATTGTGCTGCAATATTATTATTATAGAAATTTTGGAAAAAGACATCAAAATCATCAATCTTGTAAAATTTTGTAAGGATTTCCTTCTGATATGTTTGCTTTTCACAGTTCTTAACCCTTATAACTTTTTGCGTATGCGCATCTTTATTATTTGTAGTACATATTTTATGAATCAAATTGCATTGAATACCGGCGTAACTAATAATATAATCCATTTCATTTTCATCAGGTAAATTAGAAATAAAAATAACTTCACTTGGATTATAAATAGAAATAAAACGCTCCAATTCATCATATGTAGTAGGATTATTTAAATACGCTTCTTTAAATTGGAAAATGCTGGTTTTTCCAGTAAAAATATCAATATTGGCTATACCGACTACAACATATTTGCCCTTCATAAACACCTTGTTTTCTATTAAATCGACCCAAATACAAGTAATATTGTTTGTTAGACTCTGCGATTCATTTGAAAAATATGTGCCTGGAGAGAAAATCCCCGCGCAACTACGCGTAGTATTTTTGGCGGCTTCATCTTGGGTATAAACAACGGCTGTAAACCCTGCATCTTGTATTTTTTTTATATATTTTTCAATCATAATATCTTTAAAACCGGCCATCAATATATCATCGGTTCCAACGCAGACGTTTTTCTCTACAACATTTAATTCACATATTAGAGAGAAATCATTGATTTTGCTTCCACTAATAGTATTTGTTTTTTTATTATTTTTTGCGTACACTTCAAAAAAACTACCGACTTGCATTAATAAAATCGTATTTTCACCATATTCATCTTGGAATTTCTTTGTTAATTCAAAATATTCTTTAATAAGTGCCATATTATTAATATATATTAATTTATCTTTAATATATATTATTCTTCTATTTAAAAAGACACAAATCCCTTATAATCAGTGTCAACTAAATCCATTATATAATTTTTAGTTTTTAAATATATTTCTTTTGGTACTATACCAATATTATAATACAATGTTTTTAAAAATACTAATAATATAGAAATAATAAAAGGTAATTTCTCTTTTCTTCCGTGTTCTTGTAAAATTTCATCTTTGTTTTTAATATCATAAACAGCAATTTCACATTTAAAATTGTTTTCGGGTTCTGAATATTTAAATTTATATCCATTTATAATACCTTTTTTATCCTGTGGTTTAATTATAATTTTTTTATACTGGTTAGAATTTAAAAAATTTTGTAGCTTGACAATTGTACTATTCATATTTTCTGTAAATATGTCAATATCAATATCACTGTAACCAGATTTATAATCATTTCTCTGTATGCTACCATAAAAATATAATGGCGTGTCTAAATAAATTTTTAATTTATTAAAAAAAATACTTTCATAAGGTGTTAATTGATTTTTTGTTGTTTCCATATTACTTTATTATGAGATAATAAAATTATAATTATTTATAATAAAATTATTATAAATTATAAATTATATA